AGATAGTCCAATGACATCTCATCCATACCAGAACCAGAGAGGTGGGGCATTATATCTAGTGAATTATCATGGTAAAGTGCTAAGTTGGATGTAGTGCTACACCCAGTTGCATTGGCCATATTGGGAATAAATTTTCTCGTGACGACTTGTTGAGAACCATCCACGAGAGGTTTACTCCAACCAAACCAACTAGCAACCCCAGATAGGCCTCTAAAGACCCAGGAAGCAGGAGCCGCTAACGGAGTTAGCATAGGGATCTCTGAAACTTTACTTAGAACATCTGACCCCATCATTAATGCTTTGCTGACAGATTTGTTGGTCATGGCCGCGGATTCCTTGTCAGAATTAGACGATGAAAAAGCCTTCTTTGGTCTGTCATATTTCTTCACTGAGCTCTTGCCAGATTGTGGAAACATGGGAGCAGCCATCTCAAAGTCTTCAAAATGAACGAAGACAGTGACATTAACAACAGACGGCCCACCCGAGCCCGAAGTTAGTGGTGATAGGACACTGACTGTCAACAGGCCCCAACTTATTGTCTCCTCCTTCAAATCATAATAGTCGGTTGGAGATATGTACGGCAGCTTGATGATTGCTTCTGAATCCCTACAGTCAAGTTCTACATTAGGTTGCTGAGTTTTTTGGTTCAAGCATATCTGTCTCCACATTGCCGGACCTGACTCTGATTCGCATGGTATGAAGCTGGCGATCAGCTTCCCAGCATGGAAAGGTTCTGCGTTGAGCACGAGTCTTATAACGCAAGTGCCCCTAACGTAACCAAAACCCTTAAATTTGTCTGCATAGATAGGAAATGTCGTGAGGACATTTTCCGGTCTAATTTGCAACAATATAGTGTTTGGCAACGACGAGCCATTCCAATCAAGAGTTGTTATGATCTGCGGCTTCATTAAGAAATCTGTTATACTTTGATCACGGATTGGGATGGTACCTGTTTGGTATGATCTATCATTAAATATTTGTTCTTGAGTTGTCTCTTCAGTCAGGAACTCTGTGGTCCCTTGAGCGGAGATATTTTGTTGATTTTCAGTTTGTTCAGTTGATAGTTTTTCCATATTGTGTTGTTCCAGTTTGTCGTTTTAGTTTGCTATTGCCGTGGTATTGCTTTTAAACGGAGTCTTTCCAACCTGTCAAGCGATAGTTCGCTAACCGCCCTGCACTAAGTGCCAAATAATTGGGCTTCGGGAACCCAATGCCGTATACGAACTGACAAAACGCTTATTCGACGATTGGTATGCAAGTAAAACCTCGACTACCCACCACCAAAGCAAGATGGCCTTTGCATGAACAGCTTTTGTTAAACTTTCAGCCAGCTACCAAAAAGCACAGGAAGCCTCTCATCTAATTTTTACGAGCAAGCAATTGAAGAACGTATGCCCATGTGGAGGTGCTAACACTTGTGGCTGCGCACTGAGGACTTTGTGAATTTTAGAAGTTTAGAGTCTTAGTTGGACTAATTTTGCTGTTTTTCCGCACCCCCCAAATTTCAATTGAAATAAGGAACGCACCTAGGGAACTTAATCCTAGATTTGCAGTTTTGAGTCTTTGATGGACTGGTCTTTATGGTTATGTTTTTGTTGAGTATATACACCTTCACCCCCTTAATTAAAAGAGGACTGGCAGTTTAATGTCATGCTTAGGACGTTGGTTTGTGTAGTTAATAGCTATCTTCACAATGCATGGCTTTGTTAAGATTGTGCGCATAACTAGGATTTGGCCTATACTGAATCAGCCTTATACAGCCATCCGTTATTAAGGGAGCGTACTTGGAGAAAACCAATTCACCATGAAGAGAAAGCTCCATAAGGGCCGTATCAACCGTCTGCTCAAGGGAACCAGCAGGGGCACTCGTCTTGGTCCAGTAGCACATTTCCAAGATGACTTCAATATCCAAAGGAGCTAGGTATTTCTTGGACTTATCCTTAATGAAGCCCCTCTTAAGAAATGAGCATTCAGAAATATCCCTGAATGTGTGCTCCAGCTCAAGATCTTTCTTTTCGTCTGTATAGGTGAAACCGACCTCAAGCATTGCGGAAGTTAGTTTCTTCTGGTCGACAAAAACAGAGAATTCGTCAGAGACGCAGATGCCGTTATCGTCACCGAAAACTATGCATCGGAGTTCAGTACGAAATCTGCTTGTGATCTGACCTACTAAGTTGTGATCCATCTTCAAATGGCTAACTAAATTGTGATTCCCCCAGCAAGTGGCAACGGAATACTTGATGATTAAAATGTTGCAAAAAGAGTTCAGCAATGTGGTGAGGAGATTCCCAGAAGGATTACTACCAAACCACTCATAAACAACGCTTCTCTGGCCAGAGCCTGAACACACATGTTTGGAGTTAACTATGTCCTCAAACAAAGTGTACCTGACATTCCTTTCAGCAACACTGGAGCCACTATAAAAGGCGTCAGCCAAGTCTAGAAATTTGTACATGAAAACTGGTGACAAGCTACCATCATAGGCACTATAGTCACCAAATATACATTTATCACCAACTGACAGCAGATGCTTAACAACATGAGACCATTCATGAGAATATGGGTTAACGCCAACAGCGCTAGAGTTCCTGACACGGTTCTGCATCAGCCATCTTATCAGGTCTCCAAAGTACATCTTGAAAACTATGAGTGAATCGAGACTTGCGGCAGATATCAGTCTTGTCTTGCCAGCTATGACTTTAGCTTTCGGGCGCCTCTCGTCTTTGAGATAATCTGCGTAGTAAGAAGTGACCCGCTCTAATTTCTCCATTTTAAGAACATTGGCCTCAACATCTCTCCGTAGGGCTAAAGATTTTGAGCTAGAGAACTCATAAGGTCCTTCATACCCAAACCAATCGCTCTTCCCCTTACCTTTGACATCCAAGCTGTGTGGGTAGCCCGAGCTAGTGGATCTAGGAATTCCATCAACAAAGTCTACACCATCTATGCCAGCAACAGCCTCTTCGTAGGTGAAAATCCTGTGTGGCCATGGGTCCTCGTCAATGGACTCGTATATCATCGTGGATATGGTATCACTGCAAACTGAATCTAATAGAAAAGTGTTGACCGCAGAGCTGTGCTTAGAGTACTTGGATCTAGCAATAAGCCATGGGTCGACCAGCACACCATCGACAATTTTCTGTCTTATCAATGAAGGAGCATAGTCGCTAGGACCCCAAGCCTCATGCAATCTACTTTTGATTTGTTGATTCTTAAATGGAACCCTAAGCTTGGCAACCTCCTTGTCGACCAAAAAATTGCTGCCTAGGGCCATTGTACTCTGAGGTTCTAAGTCCATATCAACTTTTATAAATGGGATGGAGTCAAAAGCCGTGGCAACCCTGGCTTTATCAACCTTGGTAGCTATGCCGTTCTTGCCGTTACCAGCGACGTGCATGCCAACTATTATTGGTTTGTTCTTTTGACCAACTAGGAACAGTGGAGCTCCACATTCACCTCTTTTAGTGGATATGTCATACTGGAAACCCTTATCCAGTGAAAAGCTACCATAAGCAGTATTACCAATAGGGAAGATCATTGATGTGACGAGAGCAAAGCCACCATCAATTGGGCGCAATAATGCTCCTTCGAACTTGTTCTTAACCTTAAGTTCGTCAGAATCACAGAGGAAGGGGCGTATATCTTTCTGTGATGGCACAACTTCTGGCAATATCATGTAATTAATATCGTCTTCAGTATCTTCAACGTATGTTATGCAAACGTCATCCCAAAGGACATCGAATCCAGTCTGCAGAGCTCCAACTCTCTTGAAGCTTAGCACCGGGTTTGACCCGCAGTCAGAATCTCCAATAAAGGACTCAATGCAGTGTGTAAAGTGCTCCGGAAACATGGCACATCTGCCGTGTGTAAAGAGCACAAAGCCTAATCTCTCAAGACCTCGATTCAAAACCACATCTAGTGTATACAGGTTGTTGTTGACCAACTTGTTGCATACATCCAAGCAATTTTGGTTGACACCAGCTTGTTCAT